TTGATTGTTGTAAGTGGCCGTGGCCTGGATCACGTCTGTGTGGAACCAACGGTTGCTGCGAGTCCAGGCATTGAGATCTCTGCTGGCACGATTGATGGTGAGATAGTCTGTTACCAGTGGAGCATTTTCGCTGGCATCATACGGTGTGCTGTCATAGGATGTGGAATCATAAGGAATGGTTTCACTTTTGGTGTAAGTTTCCGGAGTAACGAAATCTGACACTGGTAATAGTTTGATACCATTGCCCAGTGTAGCATTTCTAACATCAGTGTTAGGCAGGGCCGCACCAGATGGACCACCTGCACCGGTGTTGATGATGCTTTCTTCCACAGTGTCATAGATGTACTGCTGGAACGTGGTAGTGCTATGACTGGCACCGGTTATTTTCTGGCCTTGATACACATGGAAGGCACCAAAATAGGCTTCACCATCCACGAATCCCACACGAGCATCTATGCCGGGTCCGGTGCCAACACCTTCCACATAGTATTCTAAGTTTTGATATCTTGATGGATTGATGGTGCCACGGAACTGGACCTTGAGTCCATTGGTGAATACCACGCCATTGGGGCTGGTATAGTTCTTGGCACCAATGATTTCATCGATGTCTAGTGTGTCAACCTGATCAGGATCAATCAGTCTGATGCGACCAAACAAGGCAGGATCTAATGAGTCCTGATAATACACAGTGTCCAATACTGCTGTGAGCAAAGGAATCTGTTCAAAATATCCAGATGAATTTTTGTACCATTGTGTGCTAGACCATTGGGCACCAAACACTATGCGGAATTTACTGAGATTGGGCACTGCAAGCACGCTGTTGAGCTGCATGTAGGGGTTGCCATCATCATCCAATATGTACTGTATCTGCCATACAGAATATCTTTGTGCCTGGCTGGTAATGTCTGTGGTCTGATCAAACAGGGTGGTATCATAACTACCGACCAGTCCGTTGTTGGTTGCGACCTGTGCCAATGGGTCAAACTGAGTGTTGATCTGCCACCCACCGGCTTCAGCGTCCACAGTGGGGTTGGTAAACACCACGGTGCGATTGTTCAAATTGGTTATGCCGTCGATACCGTCGGGGTTGGCAGCCAGGAAGGTGCTGACATAAACATTGTTGAGTTGATTGAACTTGAGATCGGTGAGCAGATCCACAGTGCCAAGATCGTTCAATCCATAGTAAAAATCTTGTGCAGTTTTTAAAGGCACATTGAATGTCACCGTGCCTTGATCTTCGCCGTTGTTGACCACGCCCAGCACATCTCTGCTGCTGATGTTGGGCGTGGCCGGCATTGTACCAGACACACCAGGTGCGGCCTGTATCCAGAATCCAAAGCCGGGCTGGTTGACCTGGAACGTGTAATTGCCGCCACGCACCAGAGTGATCACGGGATTGCGGCCGGCCTCATCGCTGAATTCGTAACCGGCAGCGGTGCGTGTGATTTCCCAGGCATCTGTGAGAGGAATGGCGGTGCTGCCCACGTCAACTGAGTCAGGGCCGCCTGGTAACCAATAATATTGGCTGTAATTAGTGAATTTGTCGAGATCGCAGAAAGGATCCCAACTGTAGAATTCGCTGGAGAACAGCCGATCGGCACGCTGTGTGTTGCTGCCCAAGAGATCCAAGGCATCAATCATGCCAGGATAGGTGATGGCATCTAACGGCTGTGTGGTTTCTGGCTTGAAGAATACCACCCCGGGTTCCAACTGATAATCTGTGCGTGTCGCAGTGGGTTCTGTGACGTAGTTGTCAGCGGGATTCACTCCTGGACCCACACGACGTCCTACGTAACCTTGTGTACGTTTGAGATTGGGTTCTTGGGTGAGTTGATCTAGGGTGGCGGCCAGGAACTGCTTGTTGGTCTCAGTGCGGAATATCTCTGGCAGTAGATCTACGGTGCGGCGTGCCATCAATATTCACCTGTCTGGCTGAGAGAGTTTTGCGTGGGGTATAGACCAGATACCACGGTCTGGGTGCGTAGATTGCTCTGTGTGAGTGCTTCGATCACTTCCACATCTGTGACCGTGGCAGCGTTGGCAAATATCTCATTGGGTGCTGATCGTATCTCATAGAGATCACCAAAGGTCTTGAGAGGATTCAGCGGCACCAGCACTACGGAGGAGATTATTGATCCCATCTGTTCGTGGAGATATGCTGCTAATTCTGAAAAGAAGAAACTGTCACCAAAGTCCCATTTGTCTATGCTGAAGTAGGCATTCATGTTGGCAATGACCTGGCTCTTGATTTCACTCACTGATGCTGTGGTTTTGGGTGCTCGCACCACTTTGATCACCGCCCGCAGTTCCGGAGCAGCCTTGGCACCAAACAACGGTTTAAAAAACACCGAATTCAACACCACATTGTCGGATATCATCTTGTAGTCATTGAGACCGGAATAGGCCGTGGTCAGTTGATCTATGGTGGGTATGGCTGGTTCCGGCACAGTGCCAGTTGTGTCGCGGATGTAGTTCTGATACTGTGTGTAATACTGTTGTTCCACCACGTAGAGATCGATGATGTTTGTGACACCAGGATCTATCACATTGGTCAATGGAGAATTGTGTCTGTATTGGAAATATAGGTTTTGGCGACCTACCCTGCTGACGAAGTCGGTACGTGGCAACAGAGTTCTTTGTACCACGCCATTGATCAAGGCCACTTGCAGTTCGTAGAATGTTTCTTCCGTGGTGGCATAGAATATCTGACCACTCACATATTCGCTCTTGACCAGTTCGATGGCATCTTCTGTGGTATACAAAGTGTTGACTACACCAGCGGCCACGGGCAGATATCTTTCAAGATCATCAAAGTCCGTTGTAAGTTGTAGGAACACCAACTTGGTGGTAGGGGCCACCGTAGGTGCTACTAGGGTGTCAAAGAAATCAGGATCGTCGGCTATGCCATCGCCGTCGCTGTCAGTATAACTTACAATCACTTGGTAATCATCTATGAAGCCATCGCTTTCGATGGGTTGTGCTATGATGTCCATGGTTACATCTGTAGGCAAGGGTTCGTTGCTGTCAGGACGTGAGTTGGTTTTCAAAGCCTTGACAAAGTCATTGATCACTAGACCTGTGCGGCTGTCATACACTTCCTCAAGGCCATCAAATGTAAAGCGTGTTTGTATCACTGATGCCCACACATAGTCCAACTGACGAGATGTCACGGTGTAGCTCACACCGTCAGTGACAAACTGTATCAACCAGGAAGCATCAAGATTGGTGCCTGCGGTGCTTTGTGCGTTGGTCAGGCTGAATGCAGAGTCCTGAGCAAGATTGGTGGACGTGATCAGATACCAAGTGGCTGTGAGATTGTCATAGCCCAGGCCAAAGTTTCGGAACAGTTCGATCTGTTGTAGCATGCTCTGTTCCAGAGCGGAAGGTAGATCCGTAATGAATTTGGGGATGACCTGTGTGGCTCGGGCTCCTGTGGGCACGAAATTGTTCAGGGCCACTGGACCGGATCCGTCGGACAGGTTGCCCAGGCCATTGTTGGTACCATCCAACACTACGGCTGATACCGTGGCCCAGATTACCAGTTTCTCATCTGCTCGTACTGGCACACCGGCCACCAGGCGATTGTTGGCATCAAAGAAGAATCCTGCGGGAGGTTCAAACTTGATCAAACTGCCTTGGGTGATGTACCGGGCATTGTTGCTGGCATAACTGCCAATGCTCTGAGGTGCAGAGGCTGATCCTACATAGAAGAAACCCGTGGTTTCGTTAACCAATCTAGTGCTCTGCTGCCAGACCAGGTTGATGATGGCCAAATTAGGTCGTGGAAAATTGGCATAGTAAAACTGCAAGGTGCCACGGCTGGGCAACAGAGGTTCTACGGAGTTGTTGATCACATCCACGATCTCATTGCGGTCGATCCAGTCAAAATCAAATGTGGGCAACACGTTCTGCCTGTAGATCACACCGTCACTAGCAAAGATGTTGGTGCTGGAATATTTGCCAGTGACATCAGTGAGATCGATGTAGCGTGATGTGCCCACGCTGCTTCGGGCCACGGCCTTTGACTTGATGATTGAATTGTATCGGGTAAACGGAAAATTGTTGTAGTCTTCGCCGTTGACCATCCTGTTCTGTGTATAATATCTTGCAGGTGCTCGTTGCTTGATCTCTTCGATGCTTTCGCGTGCCTCGGCGTTGCTCACAGGCTGGGTTGTGCCGCAGGTGAATGTGATGGTTTCCAAGCGACCAAAGCGACTGATATAACTGATAGGGATCACCACGCTCTGCATTTCTTCGGGGTTAATGATGTACTGCAAGCCGTTGCTGGCACGCACATAGGCTCGGAAGAAACCCACAGGCACTTCGGCAAACACACCGTCACCAAAGGTCAGAGTGATCTGATCATTGGCCCGGCTGGTGATGCTGTACAATTTACGTTGATCTGGTGCCAGTTGCTCCACGGCACCGGCGTAGATGCTTTCAACGAAGTCCCATTCCGAAGCTATGCTGCCTACATCATCTAGTTTGTATAACCAATGGTCTTCTTGGTTGCAGCCTTCGATGTTGATGTTCACAGTGCGATTAGGAATGGCTTCGGCCAAGTTAAAGTCTTGGTTCTGCAGCACGCCCTGCTTAAAAAAGAAAAAGTATCCGGTGTTGTCAGATCCAAATCCCAGTTGGTCATTGCGATACAGTATGTTGAATGCTCCTGAAGGTCTAGGTGCCACTTCGTACACATAGTCGCGGCCTTCGCTGGTGCCACTCACAGCTTCAAACGGCATGTTCACACCGTCCACAGTGGAAGTATAAGGAATAACTGGCAGGAACCCGGGCACGAGATTGATGGCGTATTCTGAGGTACGCACGCCTAGCAGGTCTTGTTCGTTGCCTGGTCGTCCGAATTTTTGGCTGTCTACCAAGGCAGCATTGATGATCTGTGTAAATTGTTCCAACCAGTTGGGATTAGTGGGATCATTCCAGTCTATGGTGACATTGGAAAGATTGATACCATTGAAATCTGTGAGATTTTCCGTGGTGGTCACGGAAAATACTTTAAGGAATCCTTGGGCCGCGTTGTTGCGTTTGGGAGTATAACTTACAAGATTGGCCAAGCGTACTACTGAATCTCGACGTTCTGCTGTGTCCAGGAAGTTCTCTCTGGCGTTTAAATCGTTGCGGAAGGCCAAGGCCTGGCCCATGAACGCCATCACGTCTAGCAGGGCGATAAACTCCGATGACTCTATGTAGTCATTGAATGTTTCGGGGTAGTACAGGCGGAGATAATCCACGAAACTCTTGCGTAGAGTTTCAAAATCATAGGATTGGAAGTCGGCTTCTCTGTAGGTCTGATACAGTCTTTTCCAGTCTTCTACGCCGAATATAGCAGTTTGTCTAGCAGTCTTGGCCATGGCTTCTCACAGTGGTCAAGTATTTATGGTGCTGGAAATATGCCTAGTTTTAGATGAAGCTGGCTCTGCGTGTTTCCTGATCAAAGAATATGGCTAAGCGTTCTGCTGTTGATGATGCCACCACTTGTATTTCAATTTCGATCAAGAGGCCGTTGTCCTGCGGGTAGGAGTTGGCAGATGTGACATAGATCCTGGGATCGCCACCAGCCACACGTTGGATTTCAGCAAGGATTGCAGTTTCCGTTGGCTCGGTCTGATTTTCAAACACATAGCTCCAGATGGTGGTGCCGTAGCCTGGGCGACCTGGCAGTTCACCCTGCTGGATGTTGAAAGCATTGGCAAGATCTCGCTTGATCAGTTCAAAATCCACTAGGGTGAATTTCTTAAACTGATTGATGGTGTTGAATCCAATAAACGTAGGCATGTGTATATTTACCCGGCCAGCAATCTTGATAATCTAGCCCGTAGGTTGGTGAGTTCTGCTTCTTGTGCAGAAACATCAAAACCCCGACGCTGCCGGCGGGCCACGATCTGTTCGAGATCAAAGATTTCGTTGTTGATCAGGGTGATCTGCTGGTTTACAGGATTAGCCGCTGAACTCACACGCACTGTTTCGCCGCCAACAGTTTCCACTTCTACCACGGGCGGCAGACCTCGGATTTCTCGCTCTTGATCAATGCGTTCAATTTCTACGTCGTTGGCGTTGTTGTCATATACCAGTTCTTCATTGGGCACGGCACTGAACAGACTGGAACTGTAATTTGGAGTTGGTATCTTTGGGTCACCGATGATTTGTTCCAGTGCAAAATCCACTGAACCTCGTTGCACAGTGCCAGTAAAGCCGCCTAATTGCACGCCTCCGGTAACCAGTTCAGATGCTTTGCTATCAACAAAATTTACTGCATACTGGGCGTTCTTGGCCACAGAATTGATTTCCGTAGCTAGATCTGCTGGGGCCAGTCCCTTCACCCAGGCTGCAGTATTGTCTACACCAAACTTTGAAGCGGTTTGCACAAAACTGGCCAAATCCGCCGGAGACTCGGATCCTGTGACGATGCCCGCGGATTTCAAACCATCTAGAGATGTTACCATGATTTCGTTCTGAGTCACATTTTGCAGATTTACATCTCCCAGCAATGAACTCAAACTGCCCACACCGGCCTTGCCGGTCCAGACCTGTGGTGAACTCAAAACTGATTCCAACTGTGCCGGATCCTGGAGGAAGGTCTGTACAGTGCCAGGTTTGAGGAATCCTGATGATTCCAATTGATCTGCAGAAAAACCAAATTTTCCAATGCCTTTTTCTTGTGAGATCACATCAGAATCC